TTGAGCTTCGCGACCGAATCGACTGACGCCGATGGTGACACCACAGACTTGTGCAGCACGTCTTCTAGAGCCAAGGCCCTATCGGCAGACCCCTTCTTCAGGCCCAAGAGCTGCTTCGCCAATCCAAAGTTCTCATAGTCAGACATCATCTGAGCGTGCGCTGCATTCGCCTTCTTGTACAGTTCGCCCCCCTTGCCCTCGGTGGCGGAGTCGATAGTGCGCTTGATGTCGCCGGCGACTCTAAGGTTGTTCTTATTGGTAACATCGGTCTTAGCTGCCGCGGTCACTGTCTTCCTGAGCTGCGCCATCTCGCCGAGCTTTAACGTATAGCCGTCACCCTTGCCGGTGTAGTTGTTCGCGGCTAATTTCTCAAGCTTATCCAACGCCTTCTTAGCAACTGGTGCCAAGTCAGCGTCATCCTGCAACGCAATTAGCTGCTCGCGCAAAGGCTTGGCATCGATTGGGTGGTTGAATTCATCGCTGTTCTCGAACTCCTTAAACAGGGCCCGAACTTTCGTCTTATCCCTAGCAGCTCGCTGACGCAGCGCCTTGTCAGTGATGCCGCCGATGTCGCGCAGCTCAGTCATCTCAGCGCCGGTCGAGTCAATGAACTCGTCCAACTTCTGCTGGAGGTGCAGATTTTGGTTCTGCATGCGCTGACGTATGGGCTCACCTATGTCCCCCTGCTTGGCAGTCTCGCGCTCGAAGCGCTGCTGCTCAAAGGCGCGAGTCTTCTGGCCTTCGGTCAAGGCTTTATCACCAGTGAACCCGAGCTCACGGGCATTCGCCTCGCGCATCGTGGCTAGGTCGGTTGCCGCAGCGCCTGCGTCGGCTCCAGTGCCGGCAGTGCGTCGAACTGCAGTCGAACCAGGCGCGATCGTCTCAGTCACCTTGTCAGCTAAGGCACCAGCGGCTTGCTTGATCGGATCGACGACCTTAGCAGCTGCAGCGCGCACCGGGATGGCAGCCTCTGAGGCTGCGGCGCGCACAACTGGGCGGGCTGCGCTCGCTGCCTCGCTCACCACCCCAAGTTCACCGGCCATTGGGCCGAGCGCCTGCAACGGCTCGGCGACCTCGCCTACCTTCTCCATGATGCGCTGGCCGGATTCGGTCCGCGGCGTGTAGGTCATAGCCCTGGCCACCTTATCTGCGAGCTCAGCGGCTTCGTCCTTGCCACCGTCCAGGGCATGCCCACCAGTTACTACCTGGTCTTTGATGCCTTTGGCCATGCCGACAAGTGGCGCAATGACGCCAGCCGGGATTGCCGTCAATGTGCTCAGCACAGATTCCCCCGTACCGACGACTTTATCACCAACTGAAGTCGGCTGTGGTCCTGGCGTGGTACCATATACAATCGCGTTCTTGCCGAAGTCAGGGATGCCTTCGAATGGGGCGCGACGCTCCCGCTCGGCCTTGATGATAGGCGCGAGCCGACGGGCGGCGTCCATGTCGCCGGCCTTGTCGGCATTGACTAGAGCCCGCTCAAGTTGCTCTAACGTCGCCACGTCAACCTCCTGCGTACTTCTTCACAAGTGCATCGATGTCCTCTGGGCTCGTCTGCACCTTCGGCGTGTCTGGGATCGTGTCAGGCACGCCGTACTTCTCAGTGATGTTCTTGCGGGTCTTGAGCAGCAGCCGCTGGACCTCCTTGAGATTGTCAGTGAACTGCTTCTCACCCTGCTTGCGGTTCAAGCTCTGGATGCCATTGATGAGGCGCTCGCCCTCCTTCTCAGAGAGTGCACCGAGCCCTGAGGCACCAGTGGAAGAGGCGTCCTTCAGCTTCTGCAACTGCGTGAGGAACGTCTGCGACTGGATCGTCTCGATGTCGGCAATGGCATTCTGCGCCTCGTCTGAGAAGACGTTCTTCGCGGCTCCCGCCCAGCCACCCTCGAGCGAACCGACGACATCATTCAGCGACGGGTTGTTGAGCACACGGTCGATGGTGGCCATCGAGTTGTCGATGGTGCCGCGCGTCGTGTCGATGGCGACTGCTTTGTCGCGCACCACTTGGTCGCGGGCCATCTGCGCATCCTTCAGCTTGTCCTGCAGCTCCTGCTTCTTGAGTTCGTTGGTCTCCTTGGCAAGCCCGGCAGTCATCGCAGCGATGCGGTTGTTCTCGCGCGCAATCTTGACGTCCTCCTGGATCTTGTAGATGTCCCAGCCTTTCTTTTGGAGGTCCATAACGGCATCCGACTCAGCGAAGTTGGCCTTCGTGGCAGCCGAGCGCGCCGCCGACTGAGCCTCTGACAGCTTCGATGGCTCCAGGTCACGCTCGCGTCGCTCAGATTCGAGCTTGCTGAATGTCTCCTGGAACTTTTCTGGCCCCATGGCTGACGCCAAGTAGACTCCGGCAGTCGTTTTAGCTGTCTCTGGGTGCAGACGGATGAGTTCAGCCATGTGATCAGCTGCATCAGCATCTTGGGTCATGCCCGAGTTGCGATACGCATCACCGTAACCTTTCAAAAGGCTCGCCGCGGTGTCGTTGTCGCCAGCAAGCAGTGAGGAGTAGGCTTGGCTTGCCATGTTCACCTTGGCTTTCTGCTGCTCGGTGCCCAAAGCGTCATACCCGCGCTTGAATTGCTCGCTCATCTCAGGATATTTCACCATGAGCGAAGCTATAGCAGCTGGACTGTGCGTAGTGTTGACATCACTCAGGTCTTTCTGCATCTGCTGCACGCGCGCAGCGCTAGCCTGAGCAGCTTTCATCTGAGCTTTAGCAGCATTCACCTGCATCAAGCTTCCGCCAAGCTGCACCGCCCCGAGCATGTTCTGCGTGGGGTTGGGAATGTTCAAAGAATAGTCGTAAGGTTGCGGCATATTAGAACACCTTGCCCCCACCGTTGGAGTTCATGTTGCTGAGGATGGCGGCAGTCGCAATGGAATTCGCTACGTTGCCGACTGCTTGGCCCTGTGCAATGGCTTTACCAGCCTCGGCTTGTCCCTGCTGGGCGAGCAGGTTTGCGATGTTGCTGCCGGTCGTGATTCCAGCTGAGCCGACGCCTGCAGCCGACGCCTGGCCGATCTGCGTGATGCCGCCCAAGCGGTTGTACTGCTTGTCTATCAGCCCGCTCAGCAGCTGCGGCCGGAACGTCGCCAACGCACCCTGCGTGTTGCCGCCGCGTAGGCCGCCGGTGGCCGAAGCATTCTGCAAGATAGCCTCCTCACCCTGCGTCGTCATCGCGCTGAACTCAGGAGAGTTCTCGATGGCGGCGACCGCTGCTTGCTGCGCCTCAGGTCCGTTGAGCCCAGCCAGGTCGCCCTGGGAAGCCAAGGACTTCTCACCGGCTGCGGTGTAAGGCTTGAGCATCTCCTGCATCTTGTCGAAGCGGTAATTCTCCGACTCGATGCCAGCCTGAGCTGCATCTTTCTGAGCCTTGGCACCTTTGCTGGCCGCCATGTTTGAAGCCACGCCACCTACGACGGCGGCACCTACGACTGCTGCACCCCATCCTTCAAACATAGCCAAGGCCCTCCACGTAAAAGTGACAGCCCCATATCATGCGACCGTCCTCGACACCCTCGCCGAAGCCAGTGTAAGGGTACCGGCAGTGGAACACTGCTGATGGAAAGATGACGGCGCGGTTGTACTTGCCTTCGACGCTATTGATCTTCTCCCAGATGTCTGGGTCTCGATGACTGCAGTCGAGGCGCATCCGCTCGAAGTTCTCCGGGTCAGCATAGAACTTCTCGAGCGGCGGCAGCGAGTACGTGTCGGTCGGCTTGTGCCGATAGAATTCCGTACCGCTGTCGTCGTGCTTGCTCATGTAGACCAAGCAAGTGAAGTCACCTGTGAAGATGTCGCTGTGAACGACGGCCTCCTCGGTGTTCTTGGTGGTGACCCGGAAGAAGAACTTGTTCGGGTAGATCGGCGACTTGAAGTGCTTCGCGAGCGCGCGCACACCGGTAGCGTGGTCACCGTAGAAGTTCACTCCTTCGAACTTGTCTGGCCCAATGGCTCCTTTGTTGGGGCGCCACGTGCCGAAGCCCGAGGCAATCGCGCTCTGGCGCATCTTGTCGGGGTCCGCCAAGAAGTCATCGACGTAGAATATCTTGTAATCTTTCTCTATCACTCAGCAGTCTCCTCTACGAGGGGTGGCTGCTGGTAGCCGGAACTCAGCTGTCCGGATCCTACCGCAACCACCTTGTGAAGTAAACTAGTCGACTGAAATCTGGCGCCCAGCAGCTCGGATTGTGAGCGATGCGGCGGCCCCAGCTAATGTGGAGATGAAATCCCCGGCCTCTAGCACGTGGCCGATGAGCTCCGGGCAAGTGTAGCACTGACCAGCAAGGATCGTCTTGCTCAAGATCAGGTTCGCAGCCCCTGCCGCTCCACCGTTGTTCACAAGATTCACGGCAAACGTCACGTTGCCGCCTGTCGTGTTGTTCACAGTGAACTTGTCGATGATCGTCTGCACGTCTGCCGACGTGTACTGGGTCGTCTGCGCGTTCTCAGCTGCCTTCGACAGGATAATTGCCTTCGCCACGGTCGTCATGATACTCTCCTACCAAGTTGGTACTTGTCTGTTGGTGCCGTTGTCGTTGATGGTGACCCACTTGGTCGGGTTGCCAGCAGCCGGCGCATTGTTGAGTGTCCCCACAGCTGCGGCAGCTCCATTCGCCAATGCCTGAGATGAGGCAATGAGAATCGCCGTGCTGTCAGTCAGAGCTGCCTCAACTGTCGTCGCCTTGATGTCGGCGAGCTCAACCTGCGGCGCGACGTCGTCAGGCAACTGAGCGGGTGCGACAGGCGGCGCCATGGCAAGCGTCTCGATGGCTGCAGTCAGCCTCACCACCGCAGCCACCGCCTCATTAGACTGCGCAGCTGCCACCTCCGAGATGAGCGCCACGGCATCAAGCTGTATCTGCTGACTGATGAACTCCGGCGGGATGAGGTCGAAGATCTTTTCGAACGCGCGGATGACGCGCTGGTTCTTAAAGACTCGCTCGAGCTCCTTCCGCAGGACTGGCCGTGGGTCGACACCGATGTCTGCCATGCTACACCGCCAGCCCTTCGAGCCGAGCCTCGAGGCGGGCGATCGACAAGCGGCTGTCCGACGTGCCGTTGAATTTCTGGATCCGCCAGTTGCGCATTGAGCCTTGCTGCAGCCAGACAAGTCGCTTCTGGCGCTCACCTCGTTTACCGGCGAGAATGAACTTCGGTTGGCTCCACTCCTCACCTTCAAGTGAGTACTTCGTGGAGATAATTGGCTCAGCACCTAAGTCAGCACGACCTGACAGGCACACAAGCTCAAGCTCGTGGAAGATCGCGCCCATGCCATCGTTGTAGATGATGACAGTCGAGAACTCCCAGCCGATCTTCTGCGACCAATGCTCTGAAGTTGTGTTCGTGAGGTAGCCGATCTTGTCTGACTGTGGGTCACCTACCAACCACTTGTTGTAGCACCAGACGAGGTTCCGCGCGCGGTACTGCGCGACATCGAGACCTGAGCCCAACGTGTACCACACCTTCTCAGTCAGCAGCGCCGAAGCCGCACCGTCATACACTAGAGTACGGTCAGGCAGGTGGATGTACAGCAGCTGATGACCTTTGTCAACGCGCGCTTCCACTTTAGTGGTGGCGAGCGCAGCTTCTGAGTAGGTAGCGAGCTGCAAGTCGATTTCGCGGGTCGCGATGCGTGTGTACTGACCGTTGGAAGCGAGATACACACTCGGCGATTCGTTCCGACCACTGCCGACGAGTCCGATGTTGTCCATGAAGACGCAGCACGCATTCGTGCCGACTGCGCCTTTAGGAATCAACGCACCCGGCACCTGCGTGAATGGGAAGCCGTTGCCTCCGATGTTGTTCAGCGTCTGCATAGTGTAGCGGTTGATTGCCGTAGGCTCATTGTGCAGCTTCAGGAGCGCGAGCACTGGATCTGGGTCCGCCTCAGACGAACCATACTTCGTCGGCAGCACCGAGAACGGGTTGGCAAGCTCCGTCACGACGATGAACTCACCGTCCGTCGACATGAAGTAGCCGTCGACCCAGATGAAGTCAATGCAGTTGCCCAGGTCAGAATCCGTGATCTGAGTCAGCACACCGTTGTACAGGAACAATGCATTCGACGCCCTGACGGCCAGGTAGTCGAACGAATAATCGAACTTCACGAGGTCCCCGCCCGGGATCGTGCCCAGGACGGTGATGATGCCCGCGCCCGAGATCGAGACGAACGTTGTCCCCATCACTCGGTAGCAGACGCCATTCCAGTTGATTCCACCTCGATCCACACCAGACCCGCTAGCAGTGAATGGCAACACCCCATCGCCAGGGCGCAGATAGCCCTGGCTGATGCCTTCCTGAACGGGCACCGGCACCAAGTTGTACGGGTAGGCTATCCGAAAGTCCGAAGACTCATCGGTATAGACCCCGTTAAGGATGGGGATCTGCATCTCAGGCGTCCCACTGAAATCCGGTGATGCCGACAGCGGTCGAAGCTGCCATGACTTGGTTGAACGACCCGTAGATCGTCTCACCCGCCAGCACGTTGGGGATGGTGACTGTCTGCCCGCCTGACTTCACGACAAGCGTGCCAGCAGTGGTGCCCACACGCAGCGCAATGAGCGCTGGCGTGTAGACGGTAGCGTCGCTCGCTGTGACAGGAATGACGTTCGGAGATTTGTTTTGGCGTTCCATTGTAGTCTACCCCACTCGATACCAGTTGGAAGTTACGGCGTCGTATTTCAGCCGGAAGAAGGCGTTCGCAGCCAGCGTCGTCGGGGCTCCGACCGCCCCCGTCGCACCATTGAGTCCGATGGTCAGTGCCGTCACCGCCTGCGTGCAGTTGACAAGCACCTCTTGCTTATCCACGAGGCCAGCCTTCGCCGGCAGCGTGATCGTGCCGGCAGCGTAGCCTGCGAGCGGCGTCAAGATCAGGTGGACGTTCGAGCTGGTGACACCGTCACTCGAGCTGTCGGTGATGGCGACTGTAAAGCCCGTTGCGCTCGGCGCCGCGTACTGACTGGCGTAGTCGCCGTTGTTGGAGAAGTCGAGCTGGTCCTGCATGTAATCCTGCAGGAGTGAGAGCGCTGCGGCTCGTGCATCCCCATCGTCTGTGGCAAAGATGGGGATCAAGTCGCCAGCGCTGAGCGAGGTCGCTCTGGTTAGTTGATTGATTGTTGGCACTTGAATCACTCCTCAGTTGAATTGAATCGGACCGTCATTGCCTGCATCGATCTGCTCTTCAGGTCCGGGCAAGAACGGGTTATCCTGACGCCACGGCTTGTTGCCAGCACCAGCCGGCATCGTCGCTGGCAGTTGCTGCTCCTGCGGCTTCGTGAACCTGCTCAGCAGCTCTGTGTAGGCGCTGCGAGCAGCCTGCTTCGTCTCAGCTGACGCTGTCTTGCCAACAATGGGCGCAATGCGGATCGCTAAGTTGGTGTAGACAGCTTCAGTCGATGCATCAGGGATGTTCGACGCAACATCGAGCTCCGCGGCATCAGGATTGTTGGTGAGAGGGTAACCGAGCCGGATCCCGCGGCCGTTCCAGGTACCCATCAACGCTTCGAGGCGTCGCAGGCCGGCTTGCAGCTGCTCCGGCTGGAGGTCATATGCATACTGCGCGTAGCCGACCTCCTCGAAGGCTTGCACGACCAACTGTCGCTTGGTCCAGCTCATGGCTCATGCTCCCAGGGCTTCAGAAATCTTCTTGCTCAGCACCTCGTCCGACGTCTTCTTGTCGAACTTGATCCCAAGCTCCTTCGCCTTCTGCTCGAGCTCTTCACGAGTCGGCGGCGCGGTGTCCGACGGCAGCTCTTTCAACGAGGCCTTGCCGGCAATGGCTTCAGGCATCGTCTCGAACCAGCCGTCTTTCAAGGCTGCTTCTTTCTCAGCCTCAGACGTAACACCTTTGAACGCGAACGTGCCGCCTGGGCGCTGATGCGGACCTGGGCAGCGGTAAACAATTTCAGAGTAGCTCATCTTGAATCTCCTTCAGTTAAGGAGAAGCGCCGAGCTGCCCCGGCGCCTCGCCTGTTGTCGCTTAGCTTACCCGATACGTGATGAACGTATTGGCAGCAGTTTTCGTCGTGATGAATCGAGCGGAGGTCACAGTCGCGACCGCCGCCACACCCACGATGGTGTGGCCCGCAGCCGCGGTCACCGTGAACGTGTTCGCGCCGGTGTTGATCACCGACCAGTCGAACGAATCACCGATCGCCATCGTCAACGCCGCGTCCATCACCGTGCCGGTGTCCAGGGTGGCCGCGACAGCTGCGCCCGTGGTCGACGTCACGATGCCGGCGAGAATCAATGCTGCGGTGAGAGCACCGGTCGCGTTGAGCACGCCAGGAGTTGGCTGAGTCACATCCAAGCGCTCGTACACCGACGCAGAAGCGCCGACGTTGACGAGCACTGGAGATGCACCAGCATTGACAACCGCCTGACCAGCCAACGTAAACGCTGCTGACGTGAATGCGCCAGTACTGTTGAACAGATTCTGGTTGGCAGGCGGTTCATTTGGAAAGCCGACGACCTGATCGACTTGGTACTGACCAGCCGAGTAGGCAGCCACCTTGGCCGACGCAGCGACTGCAACTGTCGCAGTGCCGAAGGGAGGAACAGTTATTGAACCCATGTTAATGACTCCTGAGTTGAAAGCGAGTTGATTATGGCTGGCTGAACAGGATGATCCCGCTCATCTCAGGCTGCTTGTTGACGACACCGAAGAGCGTATCCAGACGATACTTGGTCTTCATGGTGTTGATGTCGTAGAACTTCTGAAACACCACCTCGATGCCCTGCTCCGTGGTCGCGCGCATGACAGCCGTGCCCGCATCCGTCGGAACCGCGTAGTGCCCAGGCAGGATCTCGAGAGCGTCGCGCTGCCAGAACGGATTGATCGACGCAGTCGCCGTGTTGAGGAACACGATGGCCGCAGTCGCCGAGGTCGTCACCGCTACGCAGTTCTTGTACTGCAATTCTGCAGTCGAACCGCCGAGAGCATTGATGATCGGTGGGCTGATCGTCATGGTCGTCGCCGAATCCACGCTGATGACGCGGAACGTCTTCAGCTGACCGGTGTCGCCCTTGGTGATGTGATGCACCGAGTCCATGCCCGCGATCGTGAAGCAGTCGCCTGCCGCTACGTTCGTGGTGGACGAGATGGTCACACGCTGGAAGCGATTGTCGACGTTGTTCTTCTCGCCCGTCGCCGCGACCGAGGTCGCCTTCGGGACGTAGAACTGCGCGCCAGCCAACGTGGTGTTGATCGTGAGACCGCCACCGCCTGCTGCCACTGCCTGACGATTGGCGTAGTCCAGCTTGTACGTGTCGAATGACGCGATCAAGCCGACGTACGCTTTCTCGTACGCAGTCAGCACCTTGCCCGCAACCGTACCGCGGCTGGCGAGGTTCGACGCCATACCGTTGTAATCACGCGTGCTGAGTGCCAGGCAACGCTCGAAGTTCTGAACGCCTTGCTCGTTCATGATGGCTTCGGCAGCTGCGACGTCGTCGAAACCCGTGGCCGCAGCCGTGCGCTTCACGACCAACGTGCCCTGCTGAGCGGCGACGTTCATGATGGCGACGTTGATGTCCGACGCCAGTTTCTGCTTGGCGGCTTCGCCAAGACGGTTTTCCTGCAGCGCATCGCGCAGCTCCTTCGCGTCCAGGATCCACGGCGAGGACTTGCTGAAGCCCAACGTCGCAGGCACAGACAGCTGCGTCTGATTCTGGAAGTTGGCAGTCTGGTCCATGCCGTCGAACGACTGGGCAATGTAGGGCTGCGGGCGCCAGATGACATCGCCAGCACGCTCCATCTCTTGCGAGCTGGGGTTGTACTTGGCGACATTGCGAGAGAGCACGAGTGCGTCGTCGAACCCGAGAATGAGCTGTTCGAACGCGACTCGCTCCTCTTTACTGAATGAATTGGCCATTGGTGAATCTCCGATGATTGATGTTTATGAAGCCTTGCGCTTCTGCCGCTGATAAGCAGTGACCTTGCTGTAGTCACCAGTCTTCTCAGCGTCAGCACGCAGACGATCGAGCTGTGAGTCAACGACTCCCGACTTGGGAGCCGAGCCTGTCACCACTCTCTCAGGCGGTGGTGGAGCCTTACGGGTTGTCAGTTTCAAGTCTTTCTCCAATTTTGCTACTGCGAAGGCGAACTTCACAGGATCAGTGATACCGCTAAGCTCCTTGAGCTTCGTCGGGTTCTTGCCGAGTGCGTAGATGACCAGCGCGGAGTTCTCTGCACCCTGCACCACGATGCCTTGCTGCACCTGGCTCAGAGTCTCGAGTGCCACGGCCTCGGCTTCAGCGAAGTCTTTGACCTTCAACTTGCCTTTGGCCTCACCGTACTCAGCGAGCCGACCTTGCCAAGCTTCCTGAGACTTCTTCTCAGCTGCTTGACGGTCAGTCAACTCCTGATCGGCTTTGCGCTTCTGATCATTCCACTTATTCAACGCCTCCTCGAACTTCGCCGTGTCATAGTCGATCTCAGGATCAGCCAACTTCGGCTTCGGTCCCAGTACCGTCGCTTGGGCAGCGGCAGCCTTATCGGCCTGCTGCTTCTGCAACTCTCGATTCTGACGGACGAGCTCGCGGTTCGTCTTCCTCAGCTCTCGCACCCACTCCGGTGCCTTCGCAATCTCCTCTTCTTCTTGGGTCGGCGCAGTGTCCCCAATGGTGACGACAACCTCGTCGGCCTCAGCACCTGCTTCGCCCTCGACAGGCGTCTCGCCCGTCTTGGTATCGTCGGCGCCGGATTCACCCTCGGCGCCTGCAGTTGCCAAAGCAGCTGCCGCCGCGGCCTGTGCCGCTTCGTCAACTACTACCTCTGTCGTCCCCTCTGCCGTTTCTCTGCTCATCTCTCTGACTCCCGTCTCAACTCACCCACTAATCGGCGGGGTGGAAACCGTCTACCTGCTGGCGCTGGATTGGTACTCAGCATCAGTCAAAGTTCACTGCGTGACCGGCGAACCCGCGATGCTGGGCGGCGTCACGCTCGGGCCCAGCTTCTGGATGGCGTCGACCAGCAGCCGCGTCGACTCCGCATCGAGGTTCCTGAGAATCTCGAGCGTCTCGGCGCGCTTCTTGTCGGCGTCGGCCTGCTTCTGTATGGTGCCGGCCTGCGCCTGCGCGCCCTCGGCCCGAGCCTGGTCGGCGGCGGCGAGCAAGTACTGGTCCTGCGCCGATGGCTGCTGACCGGCGGACTCCTTCTGCAGCTCCGCGGCCTCCTGCTCATTGGGCTTTAGCACCTCCATCTTGATCAGCTTGCGGCGGAAGTATCGGCGCACGTCGCTGATGCCCTCGCCCTCCATGTTCATCATGGCCATGGAGCCGAGCACCTGCTTCGTCTCAGGGTCGTCGGTCAGGGCCGCCATCTTAGTCAGCGTGCGCACCGTGGCCGCGCGCTTCGTGCTGCTCGACGGACCGACGTCGACGACCACCTTGAACTTCGCCCTGCTGAAGTCGTTCTCGTACGTCGGCTCGGCCGTCTTCTGGTCGATCGTCGCCTTCATGAGCTCGACCTGGCTCACCTCGCCCGACGTGCCGAGCGACATCATGACGCGGCCCTCCTCTACCAGCACGTCCTTCGCCATGGACAGCCAGACCTCGCCGCATCGCTTCACGGCCTTCGCCATGTTCGACAGGTAGATGAAGGTCTGCATGTCGACGCGGTTGGCGAAGGTCTCGAAGGTGACCTCCGAGACGTTGCTCGGCACCTCTTCGGCCGCAGCCTGCACGCCGAGCAGGTCCTTCATGTCTTCCTCGGTCATCTGCAGCAGCACGCCGAGCGCCGGCGGGATGGCTGGGGACTTAGTGTAGGCCGTGGGCCCGATCACGTTCTCGTTGCCGTCCTTGTCGGTCACCGGGTTGACCAGCAGGTAGGGGTAGTTCTTGATGTTGTCCTCGGACCACATCGTCTGGTGGCCGGCGATCTGCTCGGGCGTGAGGATGGGCTTCTCGACCGACGACAAGGCGCTGATCTCGCCGAGCTTCGACAGCTGCATATTCTTCAGGCGCTGCGCGTCCTTGGCGAGGCGCACATGGCCCATGCAGCGCTCGACGTTGTCGACGAACCAGCGCTTGCCATACACCGGGATGATGGGGATGCACGACCCGGCGATCAGACCCATGTCCTCGAGGATCTTGCCGCCAGACATCAGGTACTTGTGCACCCGCTTGCGGCGGATCTTCTTGGTGCGCAGCAGCTTGGCGCCGACGGACTCGAGCTCCTCGCGCTTGGTGGGCACCTCGCCCTCGTCGTCCTCGTCCTCTTCGCGGGCCTCGTCGTCGAGCTCGTCGTCGGTGAACCGCTGCTCAGAGCCGTCCATCAGCCTGTAGATGTGCACGTCCTCGCGCTTCTCCTCTATCTCGTAGTACTCGGCCTTGTACACGACGTCAGGCGTCGACCAGTCGAAAGCGCCTATCTCGAAGCCCTTGGGCCACGAGTTGGGATCGTCGTCGTACTCGTCGGTGTAGTCCGTGCGGGCCTGGGACATGATGACCCACGCGCGCTTGGCGTCGGACTTGTCCTGCTTCTTGGCGTCGAGGTCGAAGAACACCGAGGTGTCGGCGTCGTAGATAGGCTCGAAGCAGATGCGCTGGCGCTCGTCGTCCGGGTCGTCCTCGTCCTCGTACTTGGTGCGCAGCCGCCACGCACCCATGCCGCCACCAACAGCCTCTTCAAAGGCGTTGTCATACGATTCCTCAGCACCTGAGTCCTGCTCGTCAGCACGATAGAGTCCGTCACAAGTGTCGGCGAGCTTGTCGTTCTCCACGCCGTCCATGCTCTTGAAGTCGACGGTGATGCGGTTGTTGCGGTACTCGTTGATGATGCGGATGACGGCGAGGTGGACCTTGTTCACCTCGAACTTCGGCTTGTTCTCGAACTGGTCGTTCAGCGGCCCCTCCCACTGCGCGCCTGCGATCGAGTAGAACCTGCGGTCCGACAGGCACTGCTTGCGCTCGTCGCGCAGCGCGGACTGCACCCTGTTGAACTCCCGGAGCGCCCGCTCGTGCACCCCGCGCAACCGCTCCTCTTTGGTCATAGCCATTAGTTCTTTCTCCCGAAGTGATTCACGACCGGTATAGGCGCCGTCTGCTGGCGCTCCTTCTTGGCAGCCACGACCTGCGGGAACAGCTCGGCGAGCCCCCATATGGCGGAGTCAGCCCTGTTCGGCGAGCCCTGCCCCGTGTAGCCGGTGGTGGACATGGCGCACAGCTCGTCCTCGAGCCGCGGCAGCACGCCGACGTGGCGCACCTTGCCCTGCTCGTAGAGCGCGCTGAACGGCTCTGCCCTCACCACCTTGCCCCGGCTGGCGGTCACCTTCCTGAAGTTGACGCGCATGTGCTCGACGGACGCGGCGGTCTGCACGGTGGCCCTGACCATGTCGCCGCCGAAGTTGGACTCGCCGACGATGACGTCGGCCTTGTGCCTGTCGTAGGTGGTGACGGCGGTCCTGCCCCAGGTCGCGGGCCCGGCCTTCAGGGACACGTCCTCGAGCACGTAGGCGTTGCCGTCCACGCCGAGGCCGACGGGCACGATGCCTATCTCGTCGTTGTCCGCGTTGTCCTCGTCGCCCGAGCCCGACGGGTCGACCGGTATCACGACGCGGATCAGCTGCGGCACCTGCGACGGGTCCACCCGCCACTTGTCTATGCTGGCCTCGTCGAACAGCGCGTTGGGCGTCGCCTCGGCGAACTCGCCGTCCATGAACCGGCGGCGCATGCGGGCCGAGAGCCCTGACAGCGTGGCCAGGTACTCTGGCGACAGGTTCTCTGCGTTGTCCCTGGGGTTCAGCTGCATGGAGGCGAAGGCCTCGGGGTCCTTCAGCGCCTCGCGGGTCTCCGGGTTCTCCTTCTGCCTGAACAGCCTGAAGGTCCAGTGCGCCTTGTTCGGCGGGTTGCAGTCGTAGTAGGCGCGCAGCCTCAGCGGCCCGGCCTCCTTGCCGTCGATGACCTGCACGGCGAGCTGGGCGAGGCGGGTGATGATCATCTCCCTCGCGGCCCAGCTTATCTGGCTGCACTCGTTGAGGAAGATGGTGGCGAACTCGAGGCCGAGCACCTTCTCGGTGCGCTCCTTGTCGTCCAGCCCGCAGAACCACACCTCGCTGCCGTTGGGCAGGGTGGCGAACCAGTCGGACTTCGATATGTCGTACCTGACGCGCGGGAAGCACAGGGCCATCACCTTGGGGAAGGTGTCGAGGATGATGGAGCTCTTGACGTGGTTGAAGCGGAAGCGGGCGATGAGGTGGCGGGACTTCGGCGCCTTGAGCGCGCGCATCACCACGTTGCGGACGTGCAGGAAGGTCTTGCCGGAGCGGGAGCCGCCGAACAGCATGCAGTGGGTCGCGGCGCCGGCGAGCAGCCTCAGCGCCTCGGACTGCTTGTCGTTGAACTTGAAGGCGCCGTCGGTCACAGCGCCTCGTCCACTGGCGTGGAGCGTATGACCACGGGCCCGCCGCCGTCGCCCACGACCTCGGTGCGCGCCAGCTTGGGTATGTGGTACTCGGCCATGCTCATCGCAGAGTCGAGCGCCTTGGCGGGGTCGGGCTTCACGAGCCAGAACTCCTTCCGCTTGCCGCGGCTGTCCACGTACGTGGACTTCACACCGTTGGCCACCTGGGACATCCAGGTGGCGAAGTTCTCCGTGTTTCCCTTGAGCACGGACGCGATCGCCTCCCGCACATCACGCGTGGTGCGGTTGACAGAGCCCTTCGGTCTGCCCTTGGGATTCTTGGGGACTGTGGCCACGCTCAATCTCCGCGGTGAATTTATTTAATGGCCACGGATACTACGCCCTGTAGGACGAAGCGTACACAGTGTGGTGTTTCGGGCCCACGGCCGTGAATGGTGTGATCACATATGCCATTTTGGCGTGGCAGCGAAGCAAAAATGTGAAGCTAGTAGAGTGTATGAATTTGAAGGAAAATTTCGATAACTTCGTTTGCTTCGCTTCTCTTTCTTATTAGAAAGAAAGAAAGAAAGAAAATATATTTATATATATAAAGGTTTGGGGGCTTGTCGAAGCGAAACGTTCGAAGCGCGCAGTGCTGTGAGGAAAGAACAACCACAGGTGAATCATGCACTTGCGAGGTCGAGCTCCACAGCATGTACTTCACTTCCCGCTTCGCTGTAGGATTCCGTCTGCGACGGAGGGCCCTCATTTGACGAAAGCCTAGTGCTCCACATCAAGACCGCCTCAGCAGTGGTGAGGGCTCTCCGAAGCAAGACTGCTGAGGTCTGTCAGAAATAACTCTTATATAGTGGAGCTCCCCGACTCATGAAGAACCCCCCTGCTAGTGTGAAACTGTCTGGCAAAGCCGCCCAGCTCGGCGCCGCGAAGCTCGAGTCCTCCGGGCTGGACCCGAAGGACGCCAAGCGGCTGGGGTTCGAGTTCCTCTCCGGCGAGCAGACCGCCAAGCTGCACCCGACGTTCAAGCCGCTCTGCTCCCTCAAGATAAAGTACCACGACCACCTCGGGAAGCCGCTGCCGGACATGCCGTGCGCCAGGCCCTTCTACCGGGTGCGCTACCTCGAGGTGCCGACGGACTTCGGGGCGCTCTCTGAGAAGAAGCCGGTGCGGTACGTGCAGGAGCCCAACACGGCGCCGGTGGCCTACTACCCCCTGAACCAGGACTGGAGGGAGCTCGTCTCCGACACGGCGCAGCCGCTCATCATCACGGAGGGCGAGCTCAAGGCGGCCAAGGCCTGCGCGGCCGGGTTCCCCACGATCGGCATCGGCGGCGTCTACAATTGGAGGGCGCACAGGCTGGGCATCGAGTGGCTGCCGTCCCTCGAGCCGGTGGACTGGCGCCGCCGCAACGTCTACGTGTGCTTCGACTCGGACTTCGCCACGAACGTCATGGTCTGCTCCGCACTGAAGGAGCTGGCCGAGGAGCTGTCGCGGCGCGGCGCGTTCGCCTACCTGGTCGCGCTGCCCACGCTCGAGGGCACCCAGAAGATGGGTCTGGACGACTTCTTCGTCAGCGCCGGCGACGCGGGCGAACCCATGTTCCGCAAGCTGCTGCACAGCGCCGAGCCGCTGGGCCTCGCGAGGGCGCTCTTCGGTCTCAACGACGGCTACGTGTACGTGCGCGACCCGGGGCTCGTCGTCACCCAGGGCACGAACGCCAAGACCTCGCCCGCCGCGTTCAGGGACCACCTCGAGTCCAAGACCCAGTACCACGAGTGGGAGCTGCGCAAGGACGGCTCGCTGGCCTACAACGCGGTCTCGGCCGCCGGCGCGTGGCTGAAGTGGCCGCTGAGGACCGAGGCTGCGAAGCTCACCTACAGGCCGGGCGCCGAGAGGTTCGTCGCCGCCCAGGGCGCGCCGCTCTACAACATATGGACGGGCTGGGGCGTCGAGGCGAAGAGGGGCGACGCCAGGCCGTTCCTCAAGCTGGTGGACCACCTGTTCACCGGCGCCGAGCCTGGCGCAAAGGAGTGGTTCCTCAGGTGGTGCGCGTTCCCGCTCAAGTACCCCGGGTCGAAGATGTTCAGCTCGGCGGTGCTGCACGGCATCAGGCACGGCACCGGCAAGAGCTTCGTCGGCTACACGCTCGGCCGCATCTACGGCGAGAACTTCTCGGAGATCAGCGCCGTGGACCTGCACGGGCACTTCAACGAGTGGTGCGAGGGCAGGCAGTTCGTCATGGGCGACGACGTCACCGGCTCGAACAAGCGCGCCGACGCGGACTTCCTCAAGAAGCTCATCACGCAGAAGAACATACGCATCAACCCCAAGTACGTGGCCTCGTACGTCGTGCCGGACTGCATCAACTACTTCTTCACGGCCAACCACCCCGACGCGTTCTTCCTAGAAGATGACGACCGCCGCTTCTTCGTGCACGAGGTGCTGGTGGGCCCGCTGCCCGAGGAGTTCTACCGGGAGTACGAGCTGTGGCTGGACACGGGCGGCGCCGCGGCGGTGTTCCACCACCTGCTGAACCTGGACATGGGGGACTTCAGCCACACCGCGCCGGCCTTCAGGACGTCGGCGAAGGAGAGGATGATCGCCAACGTGCAGTCGGACCTCGCCACCTGGGTCCGCGCGCTGGTGGCCAACCCAGGCCACGCCCTGAAGGTGGGCGAGGTGCCGATCGCGAGGGACCTGTTCACGGCGAGGGAGCTGCTGGAGCTGTACAACCCGCTCGGCTCGGGGCAGCTCACGGCCAACGGCATGGGGCGCGAGCTCGCGAGGGCGGGCGTGAGCCAGGTCTGCCGCGGCATGCAGGTGAGGCTCTCCGACGGCTCGCAGGGCCGCTACTACGCCGTGAGGAACGCGGACTCGTGGCTCGGGAAGGGCCCGAAGGAGTGCGCCGTCCACATAGAGGGCGCCCCGGACGCAGGCAAGGGGAAGAAAAAGTACTAGGCCACCGCTTACAAACCGCAGGTTGCGGACTACGATTCTGCATCTTCCGGGCCGACCCGGACGTGGCGCTCTTATATGTGTGGGACTGACCCGAGGAGACGAGAGATGAACAGCAGAGACTTGAACGCGCCGGCGGACTCAGAGCCGGCGATCGAAGAACGCATCGTGGCGGCGGGCCTGACCGCTCCGCGCGTGACGCCGCAGCAGGTGGACGACCAGATCGCCGGCGACACGGAGGGCCTCGAGCCGTACCAGGTGCGCGTGGTGGCCGAGCACGCGATGCTGGCGTCGAACATCTCGAAGCTGGTGTCGTTCATCAGCCGGCCTGGGTTCACGGAGCTGCCGCGCGACGAGCAGCACCGCATGGTGCGGCAGCGCAGGGCGATGGAGGAGTACGCGGACGCGCTGTCGGAGCGGATAATCAACTTCAAGAAGACCTGACCCGACGGCGGGTCCTACAACGGGAGAGCATCGATGAGCACAGAAGAGAAGACGCCGGGCCTCATGGGCTTCGGCCAGGCGCTGGAGACGGCGAGGTCCGGGAGGCGGGTGACGAGGCCAGGGCTCTCGGCGCCGCTGGAGTTCAGGCCTGACCGGGTCAGCGAGCCCGGGAACGTGGTCAACCCCCACTTCGCCGTGGGCGGCAACCCCTACGTGCCCTCGCAGGACGACCTGATGGCGTACGACTGGCAGGTGGCCGAAGGGGAAGGCACGTGAGGGCCTACCTCGTGTCGACCGCCGGCGGCCTGAGGAAGTACGCTGGGACGCAGGCCGAGGTCGCCGCCACCAAGCGCGCGTGGCTGGAGGACGGCACCCTCAAGCGGAAGGAGATCAGCGTGCAGGAGGTCGAGGTGCCCACGGCCAAGGCCGAGCTGATCGCCTTCATCAACGGCCTCCTGGAGTAGCCGGCCGTGGTCCTGCTGTACGAGGACGACCCCGGGGCACCGGGCCCCGACGCCTACACGGCCGAGGAGAAGCGCAGCCGGGACAGGTCGAGGCGGGCGATGCTGCTCGTCGTCTTCGCCGCTCTGCCGCTGCTCCTGCTCTGGTGGCTGCTGTGAGCGGGTTCGACGTGCTGGGACTGCCCGAGAGCTCCACCGCCGACGCCGTCAGGGCCCGGTGGAAGGAGCTGCGGTCGGAGCTGCACCCGGACAGGGGCGGCGACGCGGCGGAGTTCGACCAGGCCCTCAAGGCTTACGAGCAGGCGCTCGCCGCGGCGGAGCAGCCGATGGCGTGCCAGCCTTGCGGCGGGACCGGCAGGGCGGAGGTGCGGAGGGGCTTCAGCGTCACGAGCGTGGCGTGCGGCGGGTGCGGCGGGACGGGGGAGGTGCAGCGTGGCTGAGACACTGGAGACGATGAAGCTGGCGGCGACGGGGCCGGACGGCAAGACCAAGTGGCCGCTGCCGTGCGGCTGCAAGTCGAACCACTACTACGCCATGTGTGACGACCACATTCGCGAGTACCACGAGGACGCCGCGCGGCGCATGGGCGTGCCAGACCTGCAGGTCATCACCGAGAGCGCCGTCATCTCGGAGGCCGCCTGGCGGCAGCTCAGGATCGACGTCGAGGTGAACCTGGCGCTGCGGCCGACCAAGCCGCTGGTGGTGAGGTTCTTGAGGGGCCGATCGTGAAGCCTATGCTGGCGGCGTCGACTGACGGCGAGGGGCTGAGCTACCCTCTGCTGGCCTCTCCGAAGCTGGACGGCATCCGCTGCCTCGTGGTGGGTAACGTGGCCTTCAGCCGCAACCTGAAGCCGGTGCCCAACAGGTTCGCGCAGAGGCTGTTCGGCCGGCGGGAGTTCCACGGGCTCGACGGCGAGCTGGTGGTGGGTCTGGACACCGCGCCTGACGCCTTCCAGCGGAGCTCCTCCGGCATCATGTCCAGGGACGGCGAGCCGGACGCCGTGTTCCACGTGTTCGACGACTGGTCCTGCGCGCTCGGCTTCGAGGGCCGCCTCGCCGCGGTCAAGAAGAGGGTCCACGGCTTTGCCAACCTGCGGTTCGTGCGCCACAGGCTGGTGAGGGACGAGGAGCAGCTGCTCCGCCTCGAGGAGGAGTTCGTCGGTGACGGCTACGAGGGCATCATGCTGCGGAAGCCAGACGGGCCGTACAAGCAGGGCAGGTCCACGCTGAACGAGGGCTGGCTCATGAAGCTCAAGCGGTTCTCGGACGGCGAGGCGGAGGTGGTGGGCTACACGCAGCTGCTGCACAACGCCAACGAGGCGACGGTGGGCGAGCTGGGCCAGACCAAGCGCAGCAGCCACAAGGCCGGGAAGGTGGCCCAAGAGATGCTGGGCGCGCTCACGGTGAGGGACCTGACGACTGACGTGGTCTTCGAGGTGGGCACCGGGTTCACCGAGGACATGCGCAGGCTGCTCTGGGTCGGGAGGCTCAAGCTGCAGGGCAGGCTCGTCAAGTACAAATACCAGCCCACTGGCGTCAAGGAGAAGCCCCGCTTCCCCGTGTTCCTCGGGTTCCGCGACCCGGCGGACTTGTGAGGCCACCATGTTTGGGATAGAGATAGCTTTGGCGCAGATGTTGATTGCGCAGCACGAGCGCGAGCACTTTCAGAAGCGGCTGATGGAGCTGCCTGAAGATCAGCGACCGGCGTACGAGAAGGCCTACCGCGAGCTGAAGGAGAGGCAGTACAAGGAAGCCACCGTCGAGCGACGCCACCAGGAGCTGTGCCAGGCCATCCGCGACTCGCGCCCGCGTAGCATTGGGCTATTCCTGTGAGGCTACGAGTAGGGGTGATGCGCAGCATCGTGTTCCAACTATGGCCTACGCTTGGCATAGGTTACTCGAACGGCTGTAAACTGTGGCATATAGCTCCTTATATAACCTTGCAGGTGGCGTGGTTGCATCGAGGATTAGCGTTCGACCTGGTGCTGGAGAGCCGGACATGAATGACACCCAGCGCCTCGACGCGATAGGCGACTACGGCCTGTGCCTCGCCACCCACGACACGCTGTCCATGGGCGGCTGGTCGCGCACGTGGGTTGCCACGTACGGCGACCGCGCGATACTGGCGCCCACGATCCGCGAGGCCATCGACCTGGCCGTGCTGGACATCACAGCTCAGGGCCTGACTCGCAATTAGATGTTTACATCACAGCATCTCCCTCGGTATACTCTCCTCCGTGCAAGACCTTGAACAACAGCTCGACAAACTACTGAGGAAAGCCTACATGCCAGCCGAAGTGAAGTACAAGTTTCCCCCCAAGCTCGGCGCCTGCGCCGACAGGCTCTACCAGCTCCGCGAGAAGCGGCTGACCATGCAGAAGGACACCGACGCCGTCGAGGCCGAGGAGAAGGCGCTCAAGGAGCACATCATCCAGACGCTGCCCAAGTCCGAAGCCGGTGGCATCGCGGGCAAGGTGGCCCGGGTCTCGGTCGTCACCAAGTCGGTGCCGCGGGCCGAGGACTGGGAGAAGGTCCACGCGTACATCAAGAAGACCGGGTCCTTCGACCTGCTGCAGCGTCGCCTCAGCGACTCGGCCGTGCAGGAGCGCTGGGACGCCGGCAAGAAGGTGCCAGGCGTGGAGCCGTTCAACGTCGTCACGCTATCAGTCAACAAAGTCTAACTCGTAACCAAGCAACAGGAGCTCACACCCATGGCAAAGGCCAAACAGTCACAGTCGAAGGCGCTCGTCAAGTGGGACGAACAGCTGGCGAAGGACGCAGACATCGCTGCCTCTATGGAGGCCAGCGCCGGCGGCGGCCAGTTCTTCAGCCTCAAGTCGGGGGTGCTCTCTTGGCAGGACGCGCCCATGCCAGACAACGAGATGGCGGTCGTCATCCTCGACCACATCTTCGAGACCACCTATTACGGCAGCGAGTACGACGCCGACAACCCGCAGGGCCCCATCGCTTTCGCCTTCGGCCGGGACGAAGCGTCGCTGGCATGGCACGAGAGCTCAGACCCCGAGTTCGCAGGCAAGCTGTGCAAGGACAGCGAGGTCTGCCAGTGGGGCACGGCTGACAAGGGCCGCGGCAAGGCGGCGAAGGAGACACGTCGACTGGCACTCATCCCGGCCGGCAACTTCAAGAACGGCAAGCTGCAGCTGATCGACGACGAGCAGCACTACCTCGAGACGCAGGTGGGCTTCATGAAGCTGCCTGTGACTTCGGTCAAGGGCTTCGCCGGCTTCGTCAAGCAGGTGGCAGGCGCGCTGCGGCGTCCGCCGCACGGCATAGTCACCAAGGTGAAGGTGCTGCCCGACGCCAAGACCCAGTTCCGCGTGATATTCGAGCCGATCGAGAACGTGCCCGACGAACTGATGGGCGCCATCATGAAGCGGCGCGAGGAGGTCATGCAGACGATCGACTTCCCGTACCAGCCTCGTGAAGAGGAGCCTGCCAAGCCTGCGAGGGGCGGGCGGGAGCGCGACAGCAATCCAGCTGGACGGCCAGGCGGCCGAGCAGCGAAGCCTACAGCCAGAGCCACTGCGCCCGCGAAGAGCTCCCGCCGTTACTGAGGGATGGCCAGTGAAGAAGGCAGCCAAGAAGCCAGTGCTGTGGTCGTGGGTGGCTCTGAACGAGCTGCTGCGCGACGCGGACGAGAAGGCCTGTGCCAAGTTGCTCAGGGAAGAGCAGCGCGGCAGGGCCCGCAAGCAGTTCATCAAGCGCATCCACTCTCGCCTGAACAAGGCGAGGGCGGTCCGCGAGCGCGCTGAGCTGGCAGAATAGTCTATGCAGTCCGACCAGAGAGACCGCTCCCGCATGGCAAGCCAGCGTAGGTTACGGCCGCAAGGCGACAGGCACCTACCTCCGCCAGTGCTGTACTCAGCTCACACGGGTACCCCTCTCTGCGAGGACTGCTCCCTCATGCGGGGCCTTCGGTGAATTCAGAGGAAGTCGAGAAGGCCTTCTTCGATGCCTACAGCACAGGCTTGGGCGTGCTGAGAGTGTCGCATGTCAGCCGACAGGAGATTGAATTGGTAACCTACGAACAGCTGGCGACAGAGCTCGAGGCGCGCAAGTGTCCGTCATGTGGTGGGCTCGGGACTAAGGATGATGCTGAGCCAGGCGACATCGCCTTCAGAGCGTGGAAGTGCCTGCCGTGCAAGGGCACAGGGCTCAAGAAGTGCGACGGGCAGCACGCTGGGCCAATAAGAGAGATCACATGAAGCGAGATATAATACAGGCTCCGGACGTGCGGCTGCGCGCCGTTGCCAAGAACTTAGACTCTAATGATGCTGGGTCGGTGGTGGAAGACCTGCGGGATACCTTCGCCGCGACGGGCAACTGCATCGGTCTCGCGGCCCCACAGCTGGGCCATCCGTGGCGCGCGATCATCGTAGACGTGACCCCGAAGCGCCTGCAGACATACCTCATGGTGAACCCCGTGATAGTCAAGGCCAGCGAGGACCTGCAGCTCGTCAGAGACGGGTGCATGTCGGTGGACGGAGGCCGCACGAAAGCCGCCACCAAGAGGCCGAAGCGCATCATCGTCGAGTGGACTGACTTCGACACCGGCGCAGCCCACCGCCGGAAGTTCAGCGGCCTGCTCGCTGCGTGCATACACCACGAGGTGGACCACTTAGAAGGCCTGCTGTTCCTCAACAGGTTGGCCGTCAACCCAGCGCGGGAGCTGCTCTGATGGCCTCCGAGATTCTGACGGTGCCGGAGGAGCACCTGCGCGACGTCATAAAGGTGGTGCGCACCGGCCTCAGCCACACGAAGACCGTGAGCAAAGAGGTGCGCGACCAGCTCACCAAGTGGTGCCGCGAAGAAGAGCTCTACTTGAACAGGGGCCCAGACATTGAGCAAGGCTGAAAAAATAGAGTACGTGCTGGGCTCGGTCACAGTCCAGCTCTACGAAGCTCCTACGCGCAAAGAAGTGTTCTGCCTAGGGTGCGGAGCATCGCTTTGTGTCTTCTCATCGACAAAGTGGACACACTCGACGCCGCACGGCGTGCACGTTACATTCGATGCCGAGTGCGGCATATGCCACAGCTCTACCCATGTCGCCCAAGATATTTACAGGTCCACCGAAGAGATGAAGCAGTATGGTTAAGAAGCCCAAGCCAGTCGTCATCGACTTCGAGACGAAGAAGATCGAGGGCCGGCCGGTGTACCCGCCGGAGCCCGTCGGCGTGGCCATCAAGTTGCCGGGCAAGAAGTCCAGGTACTACGCCTGGGGCCACCCATCTAAGAACAACTGCACGAAGGCCGAGGCCGTCAAGGCGCTGAAGGGTGTATGGCCAGAGGACGACGCGCCGGGCATGTCGCTGCTGTTCCAGAATGGCAAGTTCGACGTCGATGTGGCTGAAGTGCACCTCGGCTTGCAGTTGCCCAAGTGGCACCAGATACACGACACCATGTTCTTGCTGTTCCTCGACGATCCCCACCAGCAGGAGCTCAGCCTCAAGCCCGCTGCCGTGCGTCTGCTAGGCTGGGCCGCGGAGGAGCAGGAGGCCGTCATGTCATGGCTGCTGAAGGAGCAGCCTGTCGAGGGCATCAAGCTCTCCAAGGCCAAGGGCAGCGACAACTACTGGGCGGCGTACATATCCTACGCGCCAGGCGATCTGGTAGGAACCTACGCATGCGGCGACGTGGACCGCACCGAGGCCATCTTCGACCTGCTGTGGCCTAGGACACAGGAGCGCGAGATGCTCGAGGCCTACGACCGCGAGCGGCGCCTCATGCCCATACTGCTCGAGGCCGAGCGCCAGGGGGTACCGGTAGACCTCAAGCGGCTCAGGGCTGACGTCAAACTGTACAACACGTGGCGGGACAAGATCAACCTGTGGATCATCAAAGCACTGAGGGCCTCGCCTGACATCAACCTGGACTCCGGCG